CTTTTTTTATGGGTGAATTGATGCTCTATGTGAAATGGATATGTCTGTTGCCGCTGAGCTTCGTCATGGCGGTCGTTGGGAGGCTGCTCGCGCCGATCCTGCCGTTCTTCGCGAAGTCAGACGGCTATCTGCCCTCGTGGCTTTCGTGGTTTCAGACGCCTGACAACCCTCTTGATGGCGACAAAGGCCATTGGGAGCGCTGGCCGGGTACCTCGGCGTGGGCCACCTACAGACGACGGGTTGCGTGGCTTCTCCGGAACGTCTGCTACGGCTTCGATATCTCGGTGCTCGGACAGAAGACCTATCCGGGAGACCGGCTGGAAATGCTCGGCGAGGAGGGCGTCTCGGATCAGCCTTACGGAAGGTCCGGCTACTGGGTTAAACGCGTCTATCACGGCGAAAAGCTGGTCTGCTGGCACCTCTATGTCATCCGGCAGTGGAGCTTACTGCCGTCGAAGTGCCTGCGCATTTCAATGGGATGGAAGCTCTTCAGCTTTGATGGCTTGAAAGAAGAGATGCATCAGCTCACCTGCTACTGCAACCCCTTAAAAACCTTCAAACAATAATGAGGTCATTATGACTAAGGAAGAAGTTCTCGCCAAGCTCAAGGAGCTCGGTATCGACGTGAACGGCGCAACGGATGAAGTGATCCAGAAGGCGCAGGCGTGGCTTGAAGACCAGAAGGCACAGCTCGATACCGAGACGCGCCGCAAGGTCAGAGCCGCGTGGATCGCGAGCTCGGTCGTTGCTCTCGTCGTCGGACTTGCGGTCGGCTGGTACGGCCGCATCCTGCTCGGGTGACGCAATGCACTCGCTTCTACCGGTAGGGACTGAGGCGGCGTGGATAAAGATAGGTGCGGTATTGGGGGTGATCTGGGGGGCGACGTTAGAGAGCGTTGCCCCCTTGGTCTATTGGTATCTGGCCTTCATGGCGGCCGACCTTCTCACCGGGATATGGGCCGCCTGCCGGACCGGGACTTTCAGCTCAAAGCGCCTTAGCTTTGGGATGGCGAAGAAGGGACTTGCCTTTTTCATCATCACTCTTGCGCACGGGATCGACGTGAGCTTCTGGTTCGTGCTCCACGACATGCCACTTTTTCAAAGCGTGACGCTCTGCGCCTATGCCTGCGGCGAATTCGGCTCGATCGTCGAAAACATCGAGCGGGCGGGTTTCGGAGATGCACTGCCTCCAGTCCTCAAGAAACTTTTCTTGTCGCTTGAGAAGCGCCTTGAAAACGCCGTCGACTCAAAGCTTGACGGCATTGGTCTGAATGACGACCCCCAAGATGACCATAAGGATAAAAAATGAAAAAGAACTTTGGGGAGTATCCCCCTGATCTTGCCGTGCCTCTCGTAATTGAACATGAGGGTTTTCGCGGCAAGGCATATCTGTGCCCTGCGGGAGTTTGGACGATTGGCTACGGACACACCGGCGGTGTTCATCCAGACGATCAAATTGATATGGAAAATGCGCGTCAAGTCTTAGCTTCTGATCTGCAAGACGTGCAAAACCGACTGATCGAGTACCTCAATGTTTCAGTGACGAGCGGGCAGTTTATAGCTCTGATGTCACTTGCTTTCAATGTCGGCGTTCGGGCTGTATCGATGTCTAAGCTTCTGCGCAAGCTGAATGAAGGAGATGAAGAGGGCGCCGCCGACGAGTTTTTGGACTGGACAAAAGCGGGCGGCAAAGAGCTTGCTGGACTAGTCAAGCGCCGACGCGAAGAACGCGAATACTTTTTGCGGGGGTACTGATGCTTAGTTGTGTATTCAAGTGGGCGGTACGAATACCGCTGGATCTGCTGATGGCGATCGTAGGGAGACTGGTAGCACCGGTTCTCCCCTTTTTTGTGCAAGAAAACGGCTATTTGCCTCGGTGGCTTTGGTGGTTCCAGACGCCGGACAACACCTGCGACGGTGATGCAGGGCATTTGGAACGATGGCCTCGATCGGGCGGTATCTGGACTTATCTGCGCAGGCTTGCGTGGTTCTTGCGAAATGTCGCTTACGGTTTCGGCATCGACGTTCTTGGCGTTGATGTCTTGCCGACGGACAGCTGGATCGTCGAAGGTGATGAATCTGCCGGCGATCAAAGCGGCATTAGCGGCACGTGTTATCGGCGCGTGTACCGCGGCTCGAAGCTTGTTGCTTTTCACTGGTATTACGTAAAGCACTATCGCTTGTTGAGGCGTCCGTGCTGCGTGCGAGTTTCGCTCGGCTGGAAGCTTTTCAGCTCTTATGAATCGGGGCGGAAGCATCACACCTGCTATGCCAATCCAATCAAGGGCTGGCACATCCGACAATAAACGTCAAGATGTACTTTGTATAACCCTAAATAGGTATTTATTCAATTTGCTCATAGCGCCCTATGAGCACCTAAAAGAAAAGCCGCGCGGATCGCCTTCCGTGCGGCTTTTTGCATCTTAAACAAGAGACTTAGGAATATTTTACATGAAATCCAAAGAGCAACTGA